GGATTGTCATAAGAGAACGACTGCCTATGCGAAATCCTTTTTTGGTTGTTCTAATACCTAAACCATTATCGACATCTCCAAATGATGCTTCTTGATCTATAATCCTATTAAAGGTTTTTTCTACTCTTTTTTCTATCTCAGCTGGATCTGTTGATCGTGTAACTATCCCATCTTTTGTAATTTTTTCTGGATTGTTTGTAAAATGCACACGTAATAGCTCTTTAAATTCATTTGGTTTTTCATAAATCTTATCTAATCTATAAAATCTTGGGAAGTATGTTGGATCTTCAAAGTCAATAAGTGTTAATGGATTTGCTTCAAACTCTGCTAAATCAGCTTCCATATCTACAAATTCTTCACGATTTCTTTTTAACATTCTTTGGTATCGAGCTTTTTTAAATGGTTGTAACTCAACTTCTATCAGTCTTTCTAGTTGTGCAATTACTCCACGTTTTTTTTCCATTAATCGTGCAAAAGATTTTTGTGATGCAAACATATTTAGTTTTACACCTTCTCCAAGAAAATGCCCAAACATACCTCTCATTGAATCAGCGGCATCTCTAACTTCTTGTGATGTATTTGGATTGTTTGCAAAATCTGGATCTACTACAGCTCTTGTTACACTTTCTCCAAATGCTTTAAATCCTAATCTTTCTTTTGCTGGTATCTCTTTATACAAACTTTGTATTTTATCTTTGCCAGTTTCATACATATCACTTGCACGTATTACAGCAGACTTAGGATTGATACCTAATAACTTATCACCAGCATCACGATTTGTTCTCATTTTTACAAAATTAGCAGTCAATTCTTCACGAAACTTACTATAAGGCATAAAATGTTCTGTTAAATGCGCTAACAATGCAGAGTTTTTTTGTTTAATGCCTGCAATATCTGATCGTTTTGGTACACCCATATCTCCAAAACCTCTTTCATAATCCATTACAAGCTTTGCATCATTTTTAAATTTACGTAATATCTTGCCTTGATTTGTTGTTTGTGAATAAAAATACTCTAAATATTTTAATACACCTACATTCAGTTTTTTTGCAGGGCCTATACCAACCTTTGCATCTGTATCTATATATCTAGGTGTATATGTTTCATATTGTAAATCTTCTAACACTTTCATATTCACAGTATTTTCCATATCAGCAAATGTTTCAAAGTTTGCTCTACGAAATTCCGGGTATATCTTTTTATACATTTCTTTTTTAATACGGAAAGATACATAATCATTTACATTCTTAAATGCATTCTCTGGTAATACCCTTACTCCTTTACGAGTACCAACCAAATGTGTACCTTCTTGAAAATCATTTCTTAGTTTAACCTCATTAATATAAACAATATCTTCTTTTGAATCATAAGTTACATTTCTAGTTTTTTTAGTTGAATACTTTACTGTTACATTTGCCGCATCATCAAGAGGATTGTAATTATAATTACCAGTAAAATCTATATCTCCTTCTGTTCTATTAAATGCATCATCATATTGCTCTCCCAAACCTTTCATACCACCAGAATCTTTTAATCTGCTTTTACTTACTGGATCTAATCTTTTACCAAATGTACCACCTAAAGCACCCCCTAATAATACACTTGTGCCGATAATAGTAGCACTTTCAGCAGTAGTAGCATTAGGATCAAGTCTCATTCTAAATGGTTCAGTAGCGGCAACAACAGCACCAGTTTGATAACCAGTACGAAAAAATCTACGAAAGAATGAATAACCCCTAGATAATGGTAATGCAACATAGTTTACTGGATCACCTAATCCAGCTACAAGTGATGGTAATAGTTGACCTCGATTAGAACCTTCAATCCTTTCTCTTGCAAGTGTAGATCTATCAATCCTTTGTTTAATTACATCCATTTCAGATTTGTTTCTTACCTCTAAAAAATCTGATGCATAATCTTCATATCCACTTAAATTTTCTTCTGCAAAAGGATCAAAGTCTGGATCATAAGGTTTGTTAAATGCAGAACTATCTAATACTGCTTGTCCCATCAAAGGCCCAGCATATAACTTCCAATGCTCTGATACATCTTCTAAAAAACTAGTATTATTGCGAGGTAATTTATAAGGTGCAGGAAACCCTAATGGCCCATATCGTAGTAAATCTCTATATAGTTTTTCTTCAACCATTTATATTACTCATAAAAAGTACCTTTGAATTGTTGCGATATTTTAAAATCTTCTCTTTGTAATTTAAGATCTTCTAGCTTTTCTGTTTTCTCTTTAAGATACTCAGCTTCTTGTTCTTTTACTCTATTGACAAAATCAAATCTTTCATCAGTAGCTATATTAATTATAATATCACCATCTTCATCTTCTAAATACTGTCCTAAACCATTTTCATCCACAAATACTAATTTATATCTAATATCAGCTACATTACCTATTTCATCATTTACACTGACATATAATCTATCATCTATTGGTACAGCTTTTACATCCTTTATCCATTCAATTCTTCCTTGTTCATCTGGATTGTCTTTTATAAATCGTGAATTATCTATAATATCCTGGAATATATCTTTTGCCCAATCCATATCACTAACTGTCCTTCTAACTGCATTTTTTCGAGTTATTGAAAAATAGTTTTCCATTGGTAAATGTGCAACCATAGATTCTTCATAGTTAATATTTTCACCTAATTGTGTACCAACAGTAGTCTTGGATACACCAAATGTTTGTCCAAGTATGCTACCATTTTTCCATTCATTTAATACAATAGCAATTTGATTTTCTAACTCTTTATTACTACGAATAGATAAATTGCCAGATGCTATTGCAATATCTACTGCATTAGTAGCACTTGCCATTAAATCACTATCATATCTTTTACCACCAAATGTATTTTTTAGCCAATCTTCTATATATTCTGTCCTTCTAGTATAATAACTTTCACCTTCACCAAATATATCTCTAGCAATATTATCAGCTGCATTTTTTTTAGCAGGTTGATTTTCATTTTGACTTCTTAATTCTAGCTCTTGTTCAATAGCATTTTCTGGACTTAGACCTAAATTAATACCTTCAGCAATATTATTCATAGAACGTTTATGTGTTTTTTCCATATAAAAGAATGATCGATTATCACCAGCTTTATTGTTTAAATTATTTAAACGTAATCCTATCCCTGCATTATTAGGGCCAGTTTGTGGTGCAAAAATTTCTAAGAGTTGTACTTTATCTTTATTTTCAAAAGCTGATTCAAGTCTATCATATACTGTTTGTGGTAGTATATTCTGTGTTGCCGCAAAATAGATTGCTACATTATCTTGTACTCCATTTATATTTAACCTATATTCTTCTTCAGAAAAACCTTTACCATAGATCTTTGCATAATCATCTTGTATAGTATCTTCCAACATAAGTATTTCCATATTTTTACGTGTAGCAACATCATTTGCAAATAAACTAATAGGTTGACCTTCTGTATTTTTTATTAAATTTAAGGCAACTTTCTGTCTATCCTTATTTAATTTAGTTTGTGTTTCAGTAAGTGTTGTAACTGTATCATCTAGTTCTGATAGATAATCATTAAATCTTTCTATGGCATCAGAATTATTATTAGCAGTATCAGATAAACTTTTTGCAGTTATTGTTGTACCATCTTGCATAGTATAGTTTGCTATATCACCAGTTATCACAGCTTCTAATCCAACAACATCTGCAAGAAATGATTGTTTTACCTCTATAGGATCATTTGAATTTGGAGCTACTGATAATAATTCAAATAAATTAGCCAAACTTTTTTCTGTATCTATAATCCTATCTAACTCTGAATCTGGTAACAAAGTAGGATTTACTGCTTGGAATTTTTTTAAATCATTTTCATGTTCTTGTATTGCTAGTGCAACATTTTCTTTATCTCCAACTTGATGATACGGCAGAATCTTTTGTCGAAAATCATTTTCTAGATCAGAAAGCAAGTTAGATTGATTTTGTAAATCACTTGCAATTTTTTGTTTCTCTACATTATTATAAGCAGATTGTTTTGCTTTATTAATTGCACCTTCAATGTAAGCTCTTGTATTTGGTGGTAATTCAATACTAGCCATAAATATTCTTGGATCTACTATTTCTAAAAATCTTTCACCATTATCACCAGCTAGTATAGATGATCTTTCTTCTTCATCGATTATACTTTGAAAATCTGTTGCTAATAATTCTAAATGTCTTTTAGTAATTAATTCTTCATAAGCATCTGCTTCTGATTGTGTCTTACCTTTAAAAGTTGGTGGTTTTGTATGCAGTGCAAAAGTTTTAGCTTCACCAGATCTTTTGTCAAAATACTTAACATTTTCTTTTGTAAATGTTGCAAGTTCTGCCGCTTCTTCACCACTTTTTTTACCCAGCTCTTTACTTTCTTTTAGTAACTTTGTTGAAACTGCTTCTGTTATTTGTTCATATGTATTAGCACTTCTACGTAGTGCAGTTGCCATATTGCTAAATCCAGTACCACGATTTACACCTATTTGTGATACATAATCTACTTGTTGTTCGCTTCTTTTAAGGGCCATATTTACTACCTTGGAAATAATTCTTTTAGTGGATCAGCCATACCTAATAAACCTCTAGTAGCTGAACCTATTACATCAGATCTAGCAACTTGTTTTGAGGCTTTTTCACTAAGCTCGGATTGTTGTATTTCTCTTGCTGTACTTAATTGTTTTTCTGCACCCATTAATCCAATAGTCGATGCATCTTTTTTATATGTTTTTTGATTAGCTTTTAATAATGCTCGATAACTTGGCGAATCTAATGCAATACCAGAACCAGCCATTAAAGCTCTATTTTGTGATAGTTCACTAAAATATTTTTGTCTACGTTGATTAAGTTTATTTGTTGTTTCCATTTCTTGTGCAACTTGTTGTTCTCGTAATTGTTGTTGTTGCACTCTAAATCGCATTTGCTCATATGCAGCAGCTTGTTTTTGTGCTTGTATTGACATCAATGTACCAAAACCTTGTGTAAAAGCACTAAGAACAGCAAATATTTGTGGTAACCCAAATCCAAATAACATTAAAAATAAACCTCCGTTGTTATACCCAATACTCTCATTGGTAATGGGACTGACTGCCTAATCTGTAGATTTGGCTCTATGCTATACCCTAATGGATAAATTTCTTTTTTACCAGTAAAACTATCTAATCCATCAGAGGTATTGATACTTGTAGTAGTTAATACCACATCATTACTATTTACAGTAAGATTATACGTAGTCGATAATTCAAGAATAGTTTTTGCAATCTTTCTTGGTAAACCAGTTAACTGTCCTGCTCTACCAGTTGCATCTGGACTAAGAGTATCTATCTCCACTGTGAAGTCTAATCCTATATCTACTGCACTAGCCGCTGTTGTAAAAGATACAACACCACCACTGCTAACAGTGCCAGTACCATAATAGTAAACAGCACTATCTTCATTCGTGCCAGATGTTGCAAATACTGCTTTGCCTATATGTGTTGTCAATCCACTAAATACTTTGCTTGTTACAAACTGTAATGCTACCCCATCTGACTGTGAAGATGCTGTATCGATAACAATAGTATATTCCCCAGACACACCAGTTGCTGTAACAGAGTTAATAGTAAAAGTAGTACCAGTACCACCAAATTGAAAAGTCTCACCGACACTAGGAGCATTAGTAAATCCATCTGCTGTAAATGTTGTAGTAGAGGAGAAAGCACCATTTGTAAGTGGAGTACCATGTGGCTGGTAACTAGCAGATATAGTTTTAGATACAGTATAATCTGTAGGTAAATCAAATGCATGATCGCTAAATTGTTCTAATGAGTATTTATCAACACTATTAATACTTCTTTTAGTAGCAACATATATATCTGAAGTAGTACAACATACTGATGTATAATCCCCATCTGTATTCCACTGCATCCACCCAGCTATCTTCTCATTTCTTTGTGATAAGAATACTGCAATATTACCATCATTATTTACAAGAATATAAAACTGCTCTGTTCGATCTGGTACTGATGTAAGTTTTGCAGAATCTACTGGATCTTTTATAAGATGACTAGATAGTAAGGATATACTATTAGAGCTGTATTCTTCACCAGATTCACTAAACAAATACTCTCTTACAGTCTTACCATTATTCTGTATAAATATAGTTGCATTATCAAACTGTCTTGGCTTTGCTTTTAGTTGTGATCCAAACATAGATTGATTTACAATACGTATATCGGTAGGTGTTACTGGTTGTGATACTGGTGGTCGAAGATAAAACTCACCAGTGCTAGTTAGTATTTGTAAGTTCTTGCCAGATACTAAATGTCTTATTTCATTAATCTGATCTGATGCTATTTGTATTTGTATTGATTCATCATCTTCTGCTGTGCCAACATCAAAGTTAAAGAAGTTAGCAATCTTACTGCCTTGTATTCCATCTGGTAAACCACTTGTTCCACCAAAGTATAATCTTTGTTCATGGAAACAAGCTGTTTGTGGATATCCATTTACATCACATATTACTTGCTCATCCCAACTTCTAGTTGGTGGATGACCTGCTATAAATACATTTACACCACCACCATCAATAGATTCTGTCGCTGTATCTGATGAACCAGCTGTATAAGTAAAATGATTATCATCTGTAACTGTAATAGTAAATGTACCATTTAAGTTACCTTGTGCTAGACCAGCACCATCTGTATCAAATATATCTTCAGCACCACTTATAGTTATAGAAGCACCAGTAGAGAAACCATGCTGTACCATTGTTACCTCTACAAGGCCAGAACCTTGTGTAGTTCGAAAAGGATCTTCATCTAATGGAATCTTTACTTCTCCTTGTAATGTTGCACTTACAGTTGTTGCATTAGTAAAAGCAGTAATAAGTAATTCTACACCATGATAACGAATACGTTTACCTACATAACTAGATGTAAAATAATCAGCTGACGTAACACAAGATACACCAGTTGCACCTTTAGTTGTATTATCTATATCAAGTGTAATAGTTGCATCTGCAAACTTAAAATATGGTTGGAATACTTTCTCACCATTTATGCTACTTGCAAAAGTAAAATCAGAAACAGTAAAGGTAGTAGCACCAGTTCTTTTAATAACTTGGGGATGAAAACCAGAATGTACTACAATCATAGTATCGCCAGTTTGTGTTACATCTAGTTCAAAAAGATGGGAAGTAGTCCAATCACAACTACTTATAGTCTGCAATAATGTGCCATTAGTTGAATATATTTTAAGTACTGTATTTTGAAATGCTAAGATATATTCTTGTCCAGCACTAAATATAAAACTCTCTATCCGGGATTCTGCACCTAAATCTGCTCTGAAAGCTGTGCCACATCTACGTTCGATAGCACCTTGATTCATAGGAATTACATTACGTGCTTTTTGTAAACCAGATGCATATGCAGTTAAATCAGTACGTGATATTAGCTTGGGATCTAATTCACCCCTAAGAAAGTTAGACTGATGTACTCTTTGCATAGCCATGTAGAACCTATGATGGTGTTGTAGCTGTTATGTCATTCAAGGCTGTTCGATTACGTACATTTCTAAATCTATCTACATCTACTCTACGTGTTGTCTGTGCTTGTGAGTCTATAGCCTTCGCACTCTGTAATTGAGAACGTGCTTGTTGTGCATACAATACTGATAACTGATCATTACGTGCTATCGCACCAGCGAACAAAGACGCTAGTTCAAATACCAGCGCCTTTGTGAAGTAGGGAGGGAAAACACTTTCACTTGGCTGAAAAGTATAATCAGCTATTACCGTATCAGAGCTAGTAGTATCTGTAAATAAATTTTGACCATATCTGTCATAAACTATGACTTGATCGCCTACTGTTACTGTATGAATTATAATTGCATCAGTTGGTAAAGCATATGATGATTCATATCGTGCATCTGGATTAGATGAGTTCTTACTCAACTGAGTTTGTTTACTTGCAAATCTCCAACGACATTTTGTTAATAGATCTTCTAGTGTTGTTTCATATAGTTGGTTTGCAACAATTGATTCTGTGGTGTTTTGTGAGAAGCTTGA